TAATTAATTCTTCTGGATCACCTAATAATGGTTCTACAATAAGATCCCTAGTTCTTTTCCAATTAGCATTAGACGGAGAAATTAAAAATTCCTTTGGTCTTATAATATTAACTTCTTCATCATATAATGCTTTAAATAAAATAGTAAATGATTCATCAGTTCCTCTAGAAGCATAAAGATCCTTTGTTTGTCTAAGAAACTGTACTCTTAATTTACTATCAAAATCAACTCCTTGTAATCTTGGAGCTAATTGATTACGAATCCTTTTTAAAAACTCTTCTAAAAATAAAACACTTAAATTTTCTACCTTAGCACCTTTTTTATGAGTAGTTGCACTATTGGAAGAAAAAACTAAATCCTCTGGATCTTCTAAATTCTCATAAGATGATATTCCACTAAATCCTCTTTTACAATCCTTTAAAGTTTGTAAACCCGATTTACTTTCATATAAAATAATTTCATCATCAATTTTAATCAATCCCCATGTATCTGGAAATCCAACATTACCTAAAATACTTCTAACATCATCTCTTTCTAATGTTGGATCAATATGTAATTTAATTTCTGTACTAGTTTCGTCAATATCTAAATCTAAAACTGAGTCTGTAATATTAAGACCATTTTCAGATAATTTTAAATACTCATCAATATTTTCAATTAAATCAAGAACACCACCTTGAACTTCTTGTCCAAAATAATATTGAGACAAAAATTCACCAATAAGAGGAAATTCCTCCCTAACATAGGCAGGTAATTGACTCTTTACAATCTTACTGAATGGTATCTTTTTTGAATCGAGCATTTCTAACTTCTTACAAGAGCACCAGTGCTATAACTAGGGGTAACTACGTAATTTGATCCTGATGGGTCAAGTCCAGAACTAATTTCATCAACAACCATTTCTACGTTACTAGTATCTAGTTGTAAATAAAGATCCTGCAATCCAATAACATCATTTGACTCTGGATAAACTGATATCTCCAAAACTTGTTGACCAGCTTTTTCTTTTCCAGATGTAATATTAATAGGATTTAATGTAATACGACCTTTTTGATAGTTAATTTTTCCAAGATTCCTTCTTCTTAATATGGGAGTTGTACCATCTTCAGAAGATAAGGAGAACATATTGATAGTTCCAGTTTTTTTATCATTGTAAGGTATGTCATATAAGTAAACTGTGTCATTAATATCTGCTACTTTAAAAGGACTAGTTCTAATGTTATAACCCTTCATGGAAGAAATGTGAAATGCATTACCAAAATCGATTGCATATTCTGCAAATTGATCTAATGCAACTCTTAAATCCCTTCTCATTTGAACAGTAGTAATATTTGATGTAATAGATTGATGACCTTGATCAATAACCTTCAATAATTTACTATATTTGAACCTTGCACCATATCTATTTAGCTCACTTGATTCAGCGTACTTATTGATATTATTTTGAACAACTGTGGATATTGCAGCTGCATTTGGTGCCAATCCTGTGTTATAATATACTTTACTATCAGTTTCTAAGAACAAATATTTAAGATCTAAGATTTCAGGAACAATTCCAGCAACAGCATACTTTTTAAGATCTCTTTTAATGTTTTGTTTGACTGCATTAGAGACATAATCACCAGTTCTTGGTTTAATACTAATAAAAACCTTTCCAAATTGAGGTGGAACCATTTCCTCTCCACCAAATACAGAAATAGACTCTGTTTCTGGATAAATTTTATTTGGAATTAAAATCTCATAGTCATTTGCTGTTAATGCTCTATTCTGTGTTGCATACATCTGAGGTGCAAACTTTCTAACAGAATCAACACTCTCAATTGGTTCACCACCTGTTGAAGGACTATCAGTTGTTACTAAGGAAATACCACCAGTAACAATATTAGTAATACTATTTTGAACATATGTTAATCTACCACTAAAGGCAAAATCTTTTATACCATCCGCAGCATCTGCATTGGTAGTAATATATGTTGCAGTAACTATTTCACCTCTATCCAACTCTTTACCGAAAATACCATCACCAAAGATCATTTCATATCTTTCATCAGCAATTTCTTGCACAAAATAGATTTTTGAATCACCATCAATGGTTTTTCCAGTTACTGGATTAAATAAATCATCCTGTTTTGAATATTTTATACCTTTAGTACCTACTTTAACTTTTAAAGTATCTAAATCAACTCCTGGATTTTCTAAAATAAATCTTTGATCAATATTAAAATCGTTTTTCCTATAATTTTGTTCAACAACCGTTCCTTCATATACTTCTACACCAAAAAATTCAGCAAAACCATCTTTAACAGCAACTGTCATATCTTCAGTTATATTAAAGACATAAGATTGACTTCCAAATTGATTACCAGAACTTACTACAGGGCCTCTGTTCAAAGTTATTGATGATGGGGTATTACCAATATTTCTACAATCAACGTAAAAATTAATTTTAGTTCTTGATGATTTTCTAGATCTAGGTGTATAACCAATGTTTCTTGCAAGTGCAACTACATTTTCTCTCAATGTTGCACTGTCAATAAAGCACTCATTAGACACCATATTAGCATTATATGAACTAATATAAGTGTTATATGCTAATACATCAATAATCGTAGACAAATTAGACCCTTCAAAGTCATAATCCGTAAAATCGGAGTTAGATTTTAAATAATCTATAATTGAGACCTTAATTTGGTCAAAATCAAGATTGGTGAGATTTAATAGAGCCATTTATCGTGACGGTAACAAGACGAATTCTAATTGTTGGGGTGGAACATCAATTCCAACGATTCTATAATTAATTCTTACGTCAAATTGGTTATTATCATAATTTGGTTCAATATCAACCTCTTCTAAATTAACTCTAGGTTCATAATTACGAATTGATGTTTCAATTTCGTCTTTAATACTAATTGCAGATATTTCATCAATATTTTCAAATAATACTTTTGAAATTTCTGAACCAAACTCAGGATTAAAGATTTTTTCTCCAGGAGACGTAAATACTATGTTTCTAATAGAACGAGCAATAGCAGCTTCATTTTTCAATGGAATTAAGTCATCATTTAGAGGATTTACCTTAAATGACATGCTTAAATCTTTAAAACTTCTACTAACTCTTTCTACAGGCACTAGAATAGGGCAATTATATTTTATTTATTAAGGATTTATGACTAGAATTCTGTTAGAACAGCATAATCACTCTCATAGTCTAATCCATCATCTTCAATTTTCTCATAAATCTCTGTTTCCACGACAAAATCTGACTTTTTTGGAGTCAGTTTATCGTTCGAGATCTCCCGAAGCATCTTTTTTTCCATTTTTTTCTTTTTTAAAAAGAATTATAACTTATTTAGTCAACAACCTTCCGAATCATGCACAATTCCATCATCATCGTCATATGGCACCACCTCTACTAGTCTTTCTTTAGTATTTTTCTTATGATATACCTCTACTATTGCCTCACATGAAGGACAAGAGAGGTTTGTAACGATATCATAGACCACATTTTCCTCTATGAGGTCTTCTGTTATGTCCTGATCCCCTTCCCAGATCAGTTCAGAGTCGCAGTGCCAACATTTCATGGTGTCCAACAGGTAACGGTTAATTCAATGGAGCCATCGTCCATTTCCCACTCTTCCTGAACCTCATATCCATCCTCTTTTACGGTAGAATGGATGAGCATTCGGGCATATTGTTGATTTACCTTATCTATAAACCTTTTTACTGGAACATTTTCACTCCAAGTCTCTAAATCCGTCACCAATTCATAAGAATTTGTGTTAGAATTGAGTCTAAAACCTATATCTTTAGCAATTGCAAGGTCTGCATTGACAATTTGGTGATTTTTACCATGAGAACCACTAACTTTTAGCTCTTTATTCTCCTCAACATCATATTGAAGGAGTTGAAGTGCCTCAATTAGCGGTTCTTTATGCCTAATTTCAGTTTTGATCGTTGTGAAGTGGGACATTTTCCTCGTTTTTGGATGTGTTAGGGTTATAATATTGAGGTTTGAACAATTTTTGCGTCACCTTACCTAATTTATCGTCAATTGAACGTGTAAGATGCTCACATTCTTGCCCATTGGCACCAATAACCTCTTCAGTTACGGTGCCATCTTGTCTTATAGTGAATTTTATAGTATTTTGCTTCATTTTCCTACCTTCACTTCTGCTTTTTCCTTAACAACCTTCTCTTGATGGTATAATTTTTCTGAATTTTCATCAATTTTAGGCCATGGAACGTCATATTCCCATGTTTTTTCCGTTTCAAACGTTTCTGCTGGATTACCTAAACATTTTTGTAGCACTCTAACACGAACTGTATCCTTTTTAAATACAGGTTGTGGAGTAACTATTCTACCAAGTTCCTTATATTCAAGATATGAAGTTGATTTTGGTTCCACAACGGGAACATGTACTTTTTCTTTAGGCATGATTAGAAGTTTTTAGGGTGAGTAACTACATCTCCATGAATTTCGCCAATGTCATCAACATGTGCATGATCTATAGCATCGATATGATCCACATGATCTATATGTTCAATGTGACCATGATCGATACTAATATGAGCACCACTTTCCAATACATTAGCGATTCTCTCTAGAGCATCGGCAATTCTATCGGCAGGTGATGAAGAGGTCATTTGCCTTGACCTCTGTATTTCTTCTGGACACCATTACGAGAAGTTGCGGAGTGTTTCGTTCGAGCCGAGCGGCCTTGACGAGTTTTTTTAGGGATTGGTTGAATGTAATCTCCAGTACCAAACCCTCCCATTTTAGTCTTAACAGGCATTTAGATGTTCTCCATTAAATAACACGAGTTTTTTCGTGACCGACACGTATACGAGGGTCACACCAGATCTCCTCACCGTTGTCCTTGGCATCAAGACAGAATGAGACATCCTCACCGCACATGTCTTGAACATCACCAGACTCA